AACACCACTACTAACTGATCTGGAAAAGCTTCATTGATGACAATGTTGTCACTGTAATTAAAAGCATCGGTGGATCCGTCGGTTCTATATCTCACTAATTGTGTTTGCACTGGAACTTGTCCAAATGCATACACTGCGTTGATACCCGGCGCACCAACATATAACCATCTTTCATCACGACTCATGGCCACAGCAGAACCAAATTCTGCTGACTCAGTCAAATCAATATGTGGTAATAAAATTTGTGATATTACAAAATTTCCCGATCCACTGATACGATATAAAACTGCAGTCAGACCCATATCGGTCACAGCATTGACATCACTGGCAGGTGCACCCACTGCCATAAAGTTGATATTACCAACTACTAGACTTCTACCAAAATCTTGTGTGCCAACTGCATTGCACTCCAAAACACTGTTTTGAACATAGTTACCGAAATTGTTTTTTACATAGGTATATACACCACCACTGGCTGAATATCCCGGACTGCCCACTAGTAAAAATAGATTTTGTTGTGACTGAGCTAGACTGGCACCATATTCTGAATCTGCCACTGGCAGTTCAGATACTATTGTTTGTCCCGATGTAAATGTTTCTTGTTTTTCTATGACTTGCCAGGGTCTGTCGTCGGACGAAATCCAAAATTTTGATCCGTTTCCGAGATTATTGCTCAGAGCAAGATTGGCAATATCGCTGGGTTGAGATATTCTTAAACTACTCAAAGTAAATGCGATACCATCACCAGTGATCAAAATTTGATTGATATTGACAAACACAAATGGTATTGTCAATGATGTCGGAGAGGGCACAGATAGTATGCGATAAACACCATTGACTAATTCGTCGAAATATTTTATTATCACAATTTGATTTGCGGTCAAGTTGTGATTTTTATCAAATATCACCAATGCAGTTCCGTCGAGGTTGTCTCTGACTTGTAGTATCGCTCCGTTGACTGCATCGACTCGATAGACATCCCAACTATAATCATTGACTTTAGCTACCCAAATTGTTTTACCTGCATCAAGTTCATCAAGAAAAGGATTTAATACAGTGGGACTGTCTAAACTGAAAACAGTGAAATCAACATCATCAAAATTCACAAATCCTGCTGTGGGGAATCCTGCATCTGGTGAAATGTTTTCTCGAGTGGTCAATATATTGGGATTGGTGATATTGTAGCTGGATTTCCAAATATTACCGACCTGCACAGTTTGATTGGCCAAACTGGGCTGGTCTGGTTCGATGATTTGTATAGTGCTGGGATTGGAATTTAATAAAGATTCATTTAATTGTAATTCAAAATAATTTCTATTGGCATTGGCACCGTATATGGCTTTCTGTATGGCCCAATTTTCGTAGATATCGAATTCTGCTGCACCTTTGCCTAGTTCTGCAAATTTAAACAATTCCGAAGATGTTATAGTTCCTTTGGTACCTAAAAATTGTCGATAAAGATTGACTTGACTGACATCATCAAGATTCAATGCAGTCATGTATTGTCTGGGTCTGAATCCAATTAGTCCATAACTAAACAAATCTTGATCTCGTTCGAGGTTAGCAGTGTAGACATTATAACTATTGGCCAATTGATTGCTTTTATTGGCCAAGTTGGGCAATAACCCAGTTTGAATTTGTGTGTAATCACTGCGTTTCCATAGACTATATTCAAATTTGTCATTGGGTTGAATGATATCACCGGCACTATAATAGAAATTTTTATACTTGACAATTTCGCCTTTGGCATATTTTTTCAAAGGTTGCCAATCTTGAATGTTGTCTTGATTTAATATAAATCCCGGAGCATTTAGTTGTCCTTGCCAATCTCGACTGGTAACAGCCACAATCTTGACACGATCTTGACGTGCCCCGGTGGCAGGATCATAAATTAGATCAGCGAAAATACTGCGGTTATCGAGCACAATAATATGTTCATAGTTGACCAAATCAACATCAAAATAACTAATTGTTTGATTGTTGGTTGTGGTCAAACTAAATTTATTGATGTCACGGTCGACAATGAGATTTCTGGTTTTCAATGGTGATTTTTCTTGATCCAATACCAAATTATTTTGAGTTTGTGTATTGATGTTGTCAACAATGGCCAATGGTCTTTGAAATTTTAATCCATTGGCCAATGGATTGAGATTTATTAAACTGTTGACACCCCACCCTTGAGAATCCCAATAAAGGAATTCTCTTACCATTTGTTGCCAATCAAGAAAATATCCATTTTCATATTGTTCAAAAATAAATCCAGTGGCTTGTAATTGTGCTCCGTAACTGATTAGAAAATCTGCTATACCGCCCACTGTGGTATATTCATAACCATAGGGTATACGTATGATATTGTTGACATCATGTTTGGTATTGACCTCTACTGATTTTCCACCAGCAGATATGGTAATAGGAGGTCCGGCATTGATGCTTTCAAAAATATCAAAATAGGGCTTGGCTGTGCCATATCCATAGATACTGTATCCATTATTGGTTTTTTGAATTATTACACTGCTATAAGTGGCTCTGCCCAATGGAACATTTTTATATAAAAATAAATTATAACTTTCGTCTGGCAATAATAATCCACTGTTGATACTTTGAGGACTGCTTTTCTCAGTATAAATTTGTAGTAGATTTTTAGCAGTGAAGGATCCAAAACGATAACACAATCTCACAGTCAATGCAGCTAGATCTTCTGTCAGTATAGTAGTGGAATCAATACCAGACTGTTGACTGTAGTCAACTAGCCAGTTGATATAGCTGGCTTTACTGACACCATTGCCATAGATTTCCACACCATTGGCATCTAATCTAAATCTTTGATTTAAGAGATATTGTTGAAGAGTATCGTCAAATCGATAAAGATCTCTATCAGCAAATAGTGCAAAAAATTCTGCAGTTCTAGTCAAAGCCAATAAACGCATGATGCTAAATGGATAACTACTGCTGGTTCTCCAGGCGTTTTCCACTGGACCATCGTCGCCAAATATCCAGTTCTGACGGAATGTGATTTGACTGTAATTGCCCACTACTGAATCAAAAGGACTGATTAATTCTGCTTCGGAGCCTGCTGGAATGACCTGTGTCAATTGTGGTCTTCGATATCGAGGCAAAACATATTCGCCATCGGGGTCGCGAACCAATCCCAATGCAAGATCATCCCACAATACCAGATTACCCGAACTGTAGGGAGGTGGACCATATTGAGATTGCCACCAATCTGGTTCAATGATGAATCCCAACATTTCCCAAGGTCGACTATTGGGATAAATGGTATCGTAGAAATAATTGTAAATACCTCTCCAATTACCAATGCCCAATGGATTACCATTGAGTTTGTTTTGTGATTGGCTGTAGTTGTAACTAAACTTATTGGCTTGTAAATAGTTTTGTGTTTTGAAATCTAATTTGTTCCAACCCACCCAACCGAAAAAATCAGCCGATAAAATTTCATTTATTTCTTGTAAACTGTAATCTGTGGTTCTGAATTGTCCAGGAATGACATCACTGACAGTCAATGGTATGGGGTTGCCATCCAGTTTTAAATTATTGAAAATTCTTTTCTCAAATTCCAACAATAGTTCATCACGAAAATCTTCAAACGCCACTGTGATACTGCCATCATGACCTCTTATTACCAATGTGGGTTCTATGTAAGTTTCATCTAGATATATTTCTGGACGAGTAGCTGGATATAAACCCAATTTGGTAGGCGTGTTGGGTATAAAACTACCCACTGTGGTCTGATATTCTCTTATGGTGATTTGATCTCCCACAGTCAATGTGGTTGTCACTGTTATTGTGGGACTATCAATTCCCACTGTGTAATCTAAATCACGAATTAATTGTTGACCGTTGAGATATACCAACAATCCCAAATAATTAGCTTGGGTATAATCATAAATTTGTGTTGTATCAAATACATTGATACTGACTGGGCTATACGTATAAACTGTTTGTGTATAGATATTGCTAAATGGCAACATGTCCGACCAATAGAATGAATCATTGGAGGTTTTTTCCAGTCCCAATTGAGATATTATGTCATTTAAAATATCCGGAATTGAATAATTTGTATAGTCATTGGTCACTGCTAGATTTAAAATTTGTGCTTTGACTTTTTCATAGGCACGACTATTGTATTCCAATGCAGAAAAAATATTAAATTTATTATTTCTTAAAAAATAACCAGCCAATGTCAATGGGCTGCTTTGTTGATTAATAATCAATCCATAGGGAATTACATTGTCTAGATCTCGAATATTATTGGCACCATTGATACTGCCAGTGAAATTGATGAGATTTTCAGCAATACTTTGATAATGTTGTCGGGCTGTGCCCAACGTAAATTCTTGTGAATTTTCGTTGAAAGGATTGTTTTCGAGATTTTCAGGTATTTGATAAAATCCCACTTGACTGACTTGATCGCTCAATGCCAATACTTCAATGATTGTGCCAGTGGGTATTTCATTGTTTAACAAAGTAATCACTGTGGTATTACCCACCACAGTGTAGGTGTAAGATCCCGGAATCTGGAATTGTTCTCCCACTGATATTTTTAGTACTGGTAATCTAGATTGATTTTGATCAATGACCGGAATATCAAGAATCAGGTCCTGATCCGGACTATATACAAATCTCAGTTGCTGATAGACTTGACTGGTAGTTATTGCAGTTTGCCAACCAATTCTCGGAGTATAATCTATTCTATTTCGATATTCTTTTAAAATACCATTGCTGATTGACAATGTTTGACCTTGATTGTCTCTGAGAAACACAAAACTTTCACTGTAAAAATTATTATCAAATACAATATCACCGACATTAGACAAAGTCAAATAGCTGAGAGGAAATCCCAATACTGTGTCATTGACTCCCTGACCTTGTCTATAACTGAAAATTTTGCTGCCAACAAAGTTAGAACTGACATAAATTTCTTGATTACTATAACTAATTCCATTGAGATCAAACACATCAAACAATGGTGCTTGATTAACTGATGTTTTTTCTTGTGCCAATATCCATTGTTGACCGTTGAACCAATATGTTTTGCCGTCACTGGTAGTGCCACTTAAACACAATACTGAATCATCGACTAGAACACTGTCAACTTCAGTCAATAGGATCACATCCGATGTGCTACTGCCGTCGGGTTCAATAAATGAAACCGAATAAATTTTATTTCTTACATCAGGATCTTGATCTGCTGCAAATACTACACGAGTTCCGTTGGTGAATGTATAACCATCAACTTGATAACTAGTAGCTCCATTGACTGAAACAAATGCATTGGTTGTGACAAAATCAATGATGTCAATGGGCGGTTTAGCTGCAGTGCCCATATTGAACAATCGTAACCCGCCGCGGAATTCCAATATGGGACGTTTGGCACGATATTCGTTGTCAAATACTGCCACAGAATTATTATATTGTGCTGTGGCATTGATCACATCAACATGAAACCACCGATTTGTTCTTGACCAAGCATTTAGACTGGGGCAATCCAATGACATCACAAGATAATCAGGAATCAATGCTGCATTAAGAACCGCATCAAATGGTGTGCTGTCATATGGTGTGTCGTCGTAAGGCACAGACACTGCGGCGGTATAGGCCTCAGGTGTTATATAATCTGCCACCGGTAACAATTGAATGGCTGTGCCCACACCCGACACATAGTATTCTTGATTTTGATAACTGTCGGGTTCCACCGATCCACGAAATACCACTTTTAAATTATTGGTAAATGTCACACCGGTGGGTGTAGTGTAATTGGGTTTGCCTAGAATATCGTCGATAAAGATAGTGTCGTTTTCGGTGGATGTAATAAGTTTAATAACACCGAAAAATTCCGGGTTGGTGCTGTCTTGATAATATAGTGTATTTAAAATTGCTGTCAGTAAAGGAACTTTTTCTATAAACCCATCAAGATTTTTATACCATTGGGTATTGCTCCATTGAGTCCCAAACAGTATCGATACTTTATCATAGGTATTCAATGTTTGATCCGGTTGCACAGTTAAAAATATTTGTCCATCGGTGTCAAAATTATATACTATTCGCCAGACATTATACCTATCAACAAAAGGCACTGTGGTTTCTTGATCATAAGGTAAACTGTCATAACTGCCGGGCTGTCCATTAAATGATGACGATTGTGGTAAAGGATCGAATCTAGTAGTCAACTGCCAACCAGTGTCTGTGGTAAAAATTATAGTTCGTTGATTGAGACTGGTTATGCCATCGATCCCATTGGGGTTGGCTGCTAGAAAGTCGCTGAGATAAACATTGTTGATATCTGAAATTGATAGTTCTGTTGTCAACAAATCCACACCGCCCACCAACGGCAAATCATAATAAAACTGTTGTGCATCAGCTTGCGGAACATTAAATGTAATAGTTCCGTTGTCATCGCCATTATTGACTACACCAAATACATCTCTACTGGAAATATTAGGAGTAGCTGCCAAGGTACCATTAACACCGGGTTCCGCTTGTATCCAAAATTTATTAGGTGCTTGATCAACTTGAAATGTATAACTACCGCCTCTCAGTAGATAAATTGTGGGTCTGTTGCCAATCAGTCCAGAAAACTCGTAGCCTCGACTGGTTCTAGTGACTAGAAAATCATCTGTCAACGGTATACTAGTTGAACTGATATCAACCGCATCTGGGCCATTGGGTAGCCAATAATATTGACTAAAATTAATGAATTTATCCATATTAATAAATGGATCCCAACAATAATATTCACTGCTCCACAATCTATCTTGTTGATCAATATTGGCACCTTGCGATTTCAATGCATCAAGAATGCCCGGGTAAGTCACAATATCTTTGATTTTTTGTCTATCAGCATCCAGTGATACTACCCCAGGTTCCAGCTGATAATCTGCACGAGTTTTATCTAATTCAACAACATATCGATCGTTGGGATTAATGCCCGGACCGACTCTACGACCTATATAGCCCTGTGTTTTTTTAAACTCCGGTTCTTGAGTTAATTGATCTAGTGTGGCAGATAGAAATTGTCTATTGACTGGAGTTTGAAATATTTCAGGTAAAAAATCTACCGTTCGAAAAGCCATTAGATTACCCCGCTGCCTGGTGCTGTTCTTATATTTGTACTGGTCAATGCCGAAATAACTTCGACATTATTGACCGTGGCACTATTGACAAAAATTTCATTTGGTGCACTACGTATTTCATAGAGGTCCCCGAAACTCTTGTTGGGATCCACTGGAACAATTACCACACTGCTGACTATGCCACCCATGTTGGCGTGTATATATGCAGCTAATTCACTGAAATAAAAGGTATCACCAAAATTCCATTTGTCAATGGTAAAATAATTATTGAGATTGGTGACTACTAGATTTTTAATTTCGCTGTCACTGGCATTACTGCCGGATGCACGAATTACTTTGATAGTTGCTCGCAATTCAGATGCAGCTTTATTGCCGAATAATGGTTTAAAGGTCACACTATTGAGAACTATGTTATCACTGATCATTTTATATTCTGACAATCCTTGATAACTGGTTGATAATTCATCGATACTGGGTTGTTCGGGCTCAGGCACAGTGCCAGTGGTATCTCTTATCCAGTTTTGATAAGCAATATAGTATTGTTGTGTGACCACATATAAATCAATGATATTACTGGTGCCAGGATCTATTCTGGATGTCAATGGTGCATTGTGTCTATATTGATAATAGAGATTTTGTCTTCCGGTTCTCACTATCCACTCAGTGGACACATCTGTTAATTCACGATTGCCCCCTACTAGGTCTAATCGATAAAATGCACCCACTGATTCATCTACGTTGACTTGTGCATAGGCATAAAATATTTGTCCTGGATTGAATTCGTTTTTGGCTATCTCAATGAGACTCAGTGTGGCCAACGATCTATAAACACGGCCGGCTGCTACTAAAAGATATCTTTCGAGATTGTCAAAATCCACAGTTTTTTCAAAAAACACTGTTTTGCTGACAGGATTTACTGTGGGATTCACTATAGTGACAAAGAAATCTGGATCGTCGGCTACACCATCGGCATCACTGTCTTCAAAACTGACTGTGACCTGAAAATCATCAACAAGACCATCACTGAGTATGGGTTGTCCAATAATTCTCAATGGATAATCAGTGGTCAATGGTTGATTACTGTCGGGTTGAGAATTTGACCTCAACACTTTGACAAAATCTTGTATTGTAACCCCGGTTCTGGGATCATAGATATTTTGATTAGTTTCAAAAAAGAATCTGGTTTGTAATACACTACCAAAAGAATAAACCAAAAATCTTGTGGTGACATCATAGGTCTCACCATTGGTGATAAATTGTATCAACCAACTGGCATCACTATTAGTTCCAGCAGTGCTTTGTGCATTGGTCAGACTGAATTCAGCATTGACATCAAGATTAGTATTGGTAATTACATACCAAGTAGAAGTTAAATTATTATAACCCAAACCAAAATTTCTATATAATGTTATTTGTTCAATCACTGTGGTGACTACAGAATTAGGTAATGTGGTCACCAGCACAGGAATCACTTGAACCGGAATTGCACCAGTGGGTATGAAATTATTCAAAATTACCGGTCCAGTCCCATTGTTTAGATTACCTTGTCCGCTATTGGTACCATCATTGATGATATTAATCGGGCTGGCCCATATCACAAGTTTTTCTCCGTCTTGTGTGGGAGTCCCTACTTGTAATTTGTTATTGGAGTCAAAATATTGTCCCGAGGGAGCTTGAAATTTTATCAACGAACTTATGGTTATATATTTGGTATTGGTGCTGTTGAAACTGCCAATGGGCACCGGGGTACCATTGATGTTTTGAAAATAACCAGTGGTTTCATTTAATAATGTAGTGCTTTGTTGCCAAGATAAATTTAATGTGCTCAACGAGGGTCTAGTAAAATTAGCATAATAAAATTGTATAAATTCATCTCTGACTATAGTGGGTTGAATTTGATTATCGATGACACTGACTATGTCATTTTGATTCAACCAAGTAAATGAAAATGTTGGTAATGCATTATCTTCCCACAATGCACCGTCACTACCAAAGCTATTAGTGCTGGAATATTTTCCAGTATTATCAACTAAATCCAACCAACGACTAGTTCCGATACTGGCTCTATTAATAGCTTTGCTTTTGATTATACTGTTGTAGAGTGTAAATGGAAAATTATTATAATCTTCGCCGTTGACCATGCGATTCTGTGTATAGTATCTAGCCGGTGCACGTTGTTTGATTTCATCTAATGATTCGCGAGGCTGTGCATTACTGACCGGTTGAGTTATACCACAAGTAAATGTAATAGTTTCAACTTGTCCAGTTCGACTGGTATAGGTTATTGGTATACTGACACTTTGCATTTCCTCAGGATTGATAATATATCTCAATCCATTACTGGCACGAACATAACATCTAAATAATCCCACCGGAATACTACTGAATACTCCGTCACCAAAAATCAAAGTAATTTGATCATTGACTCTACTGGTCACACTGAATAGTTTTCTTTGTTCGGGATCAATTTGTTCTACTGCACCTGCAAATACATTTTCAACATACTGCCATTCATCGGTGGTATTGCCCACATTGTCAAGCTGAAATAACCAACGATCTTCGTTGTTGACTCCTTCGATATTGATATCCACTGCTTGATTGGAAATTTGTTCGGGCAAATTGAAATCTTGATTGGTCAATACCCCTTGTTTGAAATAAAAAAAGTAACCGGTGTTGGCGCTTTCGAATCCCATGCGGTCATTGCGATAAAGCATATTAAACACAGAATTTATAGTTGGGATGGGTTCATAGATATAATCTCGACCCACACTAGTGGAACTCACTGCCTCAAATGGCATTTGTATACCATCAACTGTGGAATTATAACTGATTATGGGCAAAAATCCTGGCACTAGATTTATACTATATTCGTCAGTCTGAACATTCAGTATGGTTTGTTGATTGGCCGGTCTTCCTATTCTCTGACTATCAACCAGTGCAGCATTTATTATGGCTGTGAACTGTTCTTGCCAATTCGGATTGGTGGGATCATTCCAATTGATTGTGATATTACTGAGATTTATACCATTGAAATCAGTGACATTTTCAGTGGTTTGAACATTGAATACTTTGAGAAATCCCTGTGCAGCTTGATTTCGTTTGGGTGTGTAACCCACTAGATTGGCCAATTTGACTACACTGTCACGCCGCTCGGCAGTGTCAATGTAATTTTCTCGAGTATTGAGATCATTTCTGAATGCCAATGCTTGACCCATGAAAGCTATGACATCTAACAATGCAATAAATTCACTGCTTTCTATGTAGTCATTGAATGTTTCTGGATAATATTGACGTAGATAATCGACAAAACTTTTTCGTAGAGTTTCAAAGTCATAGCTTTGAAAATCAGCTTCTCTGAATGTTTCGTAAATTCTTTTCCAATCTTCAACACCGAAAATTACAGTTTGTCGTGTGGTTCGTGCCATGGCATTTGTTGTTAGTAATGATATTTATCGTTTTTATTATCTGCTAGGATTATATAAACGTAGCTGTTCGTTGAATCTGATCAAAAAATATCGACAATATTTCTGAATTATTAGCGGGGATCACAGTGATTTCCACATCAATTAAAATACCATTGTCCTGTGGATAGAGATTGACTGATTGTAAATAAATTCTGGGATCACCACCGGCCACTCGTTGTATTTCCTCCAGTATTGCAGCTTCGGTATTTTGTGTGAGATTTTCAAAAACAAAATCCCATAGTCTAGTGCCGTAGTCGGGTCTACCGGGCAATTGCCCTTGACGAATATTAAATGCGTTGAGTAAATCTCTTTTGATCAATTCAAAATCCACTAAAGTAAATTTTTTGTTTTGATCGATAGTGTTAAAACCAATATAAGTAGTCATGATGTATTTACTCGATTAATCTGAATAGTTGGGTGGGGGTATTTTTTTATCTCCTAATATACCCTGCACCGATGCATCAACAGTTTTTCTATTGACAGTGTTGAATACTGCTTTGGCTTTTTTAATTCCGGATTGCAATGGATTCCCACCTCCTAGACCTCCAAAACTGCCCAATGCACCAAGCCCACCTAGTGCGCCACCAAGACCAGCAGTCAATCCGCCCAATGCACCAGTGAGTTGTCCACCCAAGTTGCTAGTTAGTCCGCCCAATGCACCAGTGAGTTGTCCACTCAAGTTGCTAGTTAGTCCGCCCAATGCACCAGTGAGTTGTCCACCCAAGTTGCCAGTTAGTCCGCCCAATGCACCAGTGAGTTGTCCACCCAAGTTGCTAGTTA